TTCCTGAACCATCTGCTTTTGCTGGGCTTCAGGATCGACTTGACCCATAGAATCCAAGCGCTGCATCAACTCAGCACGGTTTGACAACGAACTATTGGCAACAATGCCCTTGAGAATGATAGGCAAGACCGGTGTATCAGGGCCTAAAGTCTGCAACAGGCTAATAAACTGAGCCTGTTCGTACTCACGCGCAATGATGCCCAAGGTAGCCGTTGGAATGAAGACCATATCAACCGATGGATAGCGCTCTGGATCAAACTGCATGAAGCGATACGCTGCTTTATTGATGAACGGAATCAAAAAGTCTTCTTGGAAGTTCACCAACGTGCGTTTGTACTTTTTGATGATCGAGGCGACTGCCATCGACATACCGGTTCCTGCCGCATCGCGTCCAACCGCTGACACCATGCCATTACTATCTAGTGTGCCGGTTGCTTGTAAGAGCATTTGCTGGAATTTCTCGGCTGTCGTTATGCTTGAGCCGTCTGTTTGGCCAAACTTAAACGGATACAAAATCTCGTTCGGGTTGCCGTTGGTGTAAATTGCCTTGCCTGGCATGATTGTCAGCTTCGCACCCCTTGGTAAGCGGGTAGCATCCACGGCCATCATAGGCGAGGCTGTTAGCGCCAATGAATCCAAGTGAGTGCGCACTTGCGCATCAATGGACTTCTGCATGTTGTAGGCTTTTTCGATCGTTCCACGGCCAGGCAATCTATTTGGCACCGTATCCGCTTGATAGGTCAATACTGGCCTATCTTTCATCATGTACGGACTTTCTTCAGCCTTCAATAGCATGCCGTCGTTGGCGATAACAATAATCGCCTCGACCATGTCTTGATAATCTTCAGCAGCCGAATCGTCAGGGAACAGCTCAACGATGTCCTCGTCTTCAACCTTTTTCAAATACTCTCTAGGCACCAGACCGTAGTAAGTTAGCAGCAGTACCTTCTCATCTTGGTACTGGCTAACTTCTTGCGTCGGCTCTAAATCTGTATCTTCGTAGGTCGGGGTGATATTGACCTTGCGATAGATACCGCGCTCAATCCCGCGCACCACCTTGTGGATAGAGACATACTTCTCAATGGCCACACCCATACAATCCTCAACGGTTGTACCGTTTGGGTCCCATAAAAAATTCTTCGGGTTGATCGGCATCGGCTTGACCGACACACGCATCTTCTCAACTGTTCCGATGGCGGCTTGCTCTTGGCCTGGCATTGGCATCGTCGCAGGAACTAATTCCTTTTCCATTGACGTTGTGATCTCGGCGATACCGGTGCCGTAAATCTCGGCTAGCAGCACCACTTGATCTACGTGTTTGCGCAACTTGTCACGCTTAAAGTCTTCCATCATCTGGAGCTTTAAGAACTCGACATCCATTGGGTCGCCATTGACATCACGCAAATCGTCTTTGATGTCAAAGAATTCGCCCGAACCAAAGATCGCCTCAATAATCTCAGCGTGTCTAGTTTCAACGGCTTGCTGTGTTGCGGGGGTTACTATGCGTGAGCGCTCTGACTCTCTTGTCTTGTCTTCGGAGGCCCATTGGCCACGGAAGATGCGCTCGTATTCTTCCCATTGCGGGAGGAAGTTAATATCGCGGTACGTTCTCCAACGATCGCAATGCTCCACCACGAAGCTGACTAATTCTTTGTCATTTTCTGTGGGTTGATCGAATTCATTTTGATCCATTTATACACCCGAAATAATGTCCACCGGTTCCCAATCGTCGGATTCATCCTCTTGCATATAGGATGTCACGGCCAATTGGTCTATATAGGACAAGGCGTCAGGCAAATCATCGTGTACCCCCTGTGCAGGGAACATAAGAAGCTGATCTAGGAATATATCCCAATCCTCGTCTGAGTTAAGCACAATCCTGCCATGCTCAAAACGCCCTTGGAGACTCCAAATAATTCGGTCAGTCTTTTTCCGGTTGCCGTGCGTTAGGTCAACTATGTGCGAATATACATTATTCTTGCGCATTAAGTCACTCAAATACGGCAAAACAGCGTTTTTTAGCGCTCCGCGCTCAATTCCAATCGACAGCGGACGGTAGTCGCGCATGGCCATCAGTATCTTAGCCGCCGTCTCCCGAATATCCCACCGGCCATGTTCTATCTTCTTGATCCACCATTTGCCCTCGTCAGTCACTTTGACTACTGCAATGGCTGACTCATCCAAGCGTTTTTTAGAGTTTGCCGCTTGTCGCGCCACTTCTTCAAAACCGGCCAAGTCCACCGCCACAAAGTAACTACCTTGCGTCGGCTCTTCGCCGTACTTGATCCACTCTTCCTTGAATATGTCCGAGCCAGCATTACTGAAGCTGGCCATGTATTCCTGCTTAAACGCGAAGCTGGACAGCGTCTTCTTGGCCGACTCGATTTCTTCTGGATCAATTAGCGGGTTGTCTTTGGTGGTGAAGTGCCAGCTCTTCCAATCCTTGTCAGTGCCGTCTTCCCCAAGTTGAAATAGATCGTAGAACCAATTGCGCCCTTTGGGTGTTCCAATGAACATCCCCCGACCCTTCTTGTCTGACAGCGCCGCACGGATAACCTGCTCCCACGTCTCGGGCTTGATGTCGGCCACCTCGTCCAGCACGGCGTAGGTCAACGACACGCCGCGCAGGGTGTCCGGCCGATCGGCGCCTCTGACATAAATAACAGCGCCGTTGATTAACGTGATGTCCTGATTGTTGATGTGACTGTTGGCGATCACATCCTTGCCTAAGTCCATTAGTACGTTCCAGATAATCTGTCTGGCTTGGCCGTTGGTCGGCGCCACATAAAGAACAGCGGAACCTGCCGGACACTTTAATCCCTCTAATAACAGCGTAGTGGCCGCTAACCTAGACTTGCCGCAGCGTCGGCCAGCAGCAATCACTTTGAATCGGGTGGGGTCGGCAAAGACTTGTTCCTGCCAAGGTAGAAACTGGAAATGTACGTCAGACATCTTTGGCCTCTACGTCCGTTATGTTGTCGTCTGGCGCTGACTCGACTACTTGCGGGGCGCCTAGCGTCGATATGGTGATGTTGATAGCGCTGCGTTGTGCGGCAGTCTTCTCGAACAAGCTGGCCGGTAGCGCCCGATCCATGCACATCTTTAGCGCAGCCATTTGCCCTGGGTGTCCGTCTTCTAGCGCAATATCCAGTACCTTCTTGACGACATCCTCACCCTTGCCTTCGATCAGCATGCGCTTTAGCTCTTTGATGCGCTGGGTGTCCGTCTTCGCAAGCGTCGTTGGGAAAACGTATGGCGGGTCTTTAATTGGTGCTGGCATCGCTTTTTTCCTTTTAATTGGAAGCAATCGGATTGTATAGCTCTTTTTGCTAATTTGGTTTGCCAGAAAGGCTATTTTGCCTTTTTTGCTAATTTGCCTTCTTTTGTGGGTTGGAGGCACCCGCAAATATTATACGACAGCCATACCCCCCTCCCCCCTATGTTAGTAAGCACTAACTTACGTTAGCAAGCACTCACTTTAATAGGCAAAAACTATACGGCGCATTTTACATAATGCTGGTTATAAGACATTACGCCGCGAAGCCTGGCGGGGGATAGCGGGGGGGGCTATTGCGCCGAAAATTAATAGGGGTCTGACCCTAATTAATTTGCTGGCACGAAAATAAAATGCGTTATGTAAAATGTGTCTAGATGGGGGCGCTTTACTTAACAATCCGCAAAGCATTATTTAATATGCTCTGACCCTAATATTTTTACTAAATTAGATATAAACAAATCAATGTTATCGCCGTCAATCATTCGCAATTCGTATAACTGACTGTATAAATCGATCAAGTTATGAAAGCCAATTGACATATCGCCGGCGCCGGCGGCCGCGATTATCGCCGCTTGACTATCCGTTATATGGCGCTGAAAACGGCGGGTACGAATTGACGGCGGGCGACCAGGCTTATATCTTGTCATTTTAAGATGTGGGCAATGTGGGCAATAAAAAACACGAATTTAAATCGCTCCACCCCTTTTGTACAGTAGTTTTTTTGCAGCGCTGTACACTTATACAGTGTACGGATATACAGTACTGTATAAAGTAATTTACAAAGTTAATTTTTGATGACCCACATTGCCCACAAGTGACCAAAACCCAGTGCTGGCGCGGGTTTTGGTGTGGGTCATTGACCCTAAAAACATGACCCACACGATGACCCACATTGCCCACAATTGCCACAATTACCATACTAATTTACTCAAGATTATAAAATAATGTTTGACAGAATAAAAGAATGTTTTATACTAGCCATACCGCAACAGAAAAGCGGTAATAAAATAAACTTTTATAGGGGTAACAAAATGCAAAAACTTAATCTAATAACGGCGGCGCTATCTGGCGGCGGCCTGGCAATACTAATAATCGGCGCCGTTGAAAATATATTCACTTCGGGCGAATGCTTAATCGGCGGCGCCGTATGTTTTGCGGCCCTAATGTTCTCACTGAATCGGGAGGCATAAACCATGCAAAACCCGTACAAATTACAGTTGAAAAACGAGGGCCTACAATACCGGCCGATCCTTGGCCAGGCAAGCGCCAAAACGATTAAGGGTGAAAAAATCGGTTATCTGACAGCTATTTGTTACTTGGTACCCAATAAGAAATTATGCCCTTTCGCTATGCAAGCTGGGTGTTTTGGCCCTTGTTTAAATTCGGCCGGCCGCGGCGCTTTCAATAGTACGCAAAAAGCGCGCGCTAAAAAGACAGCATTTTTCAAAGAAAATCAACGCGCTTTTATGCTGTCAATGTGCGCTGATGTCTGGACGTTAGCGCGTAAAGCGGCCGCTGTAGGATTAACACCCTTAGTGCGGCCGAATGGTACGTCAGATATACCGTACGAAAATATTCTAATCGACGGAAAAACGATTTTCCAGATTTTCGCTGACGTACAATTTTATGATTACACAAAACACCCTTCGCGTAATTTAACCGGCAAAACGGCGGGTAATTACGATTTAACCTATAGTTTTTCAGCGATAACACCCAAACCGATTTCAATTAAGGGCCTGATTAATCCGGCAAATAAACGCGCGGCCGTCGTATTTCAAAAGCAAGCGGATATACCGGCCGAATTTCGCGGTTGGCCCGTCGTCGACGGTGATAACACTGACGTACGCCATATTGAACCGAATAACGTCGTCGTTGCCTTATATGCCAAGGGTAAAGCAAAACGCGATATCGGCGGGTTTGTACAAATTAAGGGGAGGGATTATTAATGCGCACGATAACAGCGAAATTTCCAGGCTACTGTAAGAAAACCGGCGCCCGTATTTTGGCCGGCGATCTAATCCAATGGTCGAAAGCGGGCGCCGTTTTGCTTAAACGTGCGGCGGCCGGCGTCAACGCTATAACGTTAATCGGCGATCAAGGCCCGAAAACTTACTACCAAAACGCACGCGGCCGGTGCATCGACGCACCTTGTTGCGGATGCTGCACAATTTAACGAGGGGTTAAAAATGAAATTTATACATCACAACACTGGCGAATGGATTCGCTCTGATTGCAATACGAGCGCAACAAAAACGGAGGGATACGTTAACGAATATTCGTCAATCGACGCGATATCGGATCAATGGGTACGCGAAAATTTCGAGTTTATGCTCGATATCGGTGAAATAGTTATTTCAACCGGTTCGGATGTTTTCCAGATAAGGGCCTGATTATGACTTATAGACAATTGATTGAAGCGGCCCTTGTGGCCGTTATCGACGCCGTAAACAATCCAGATAATGACGCCGGCCTGGCAAGCGCTGAAAAAGCGATTGCACTACTCAAAACCTATTTATATGAGGTGGATACATGCACACAATAACGCTAGTTGTCGATAAAACGACCTATTACATTAACTCTACTACTGATCCGCTTGAATTGACTAAGCGCGCGCGTAAACCCTATAAACCGGCAAAACCTAAGTCTATCCGTAAGTTTCCGGTTTGGGTCGATAGCATGTCAACGGCGGCCTATATCGGACAATTCGACAAATTAAACATGTTGCAAGCGGTGGATTATATCGGCGCCAATGAAAGCGGAACGGCCGTTTACGATCCGTCAATTCCATTGTTTGAAATTCTACCGGACGAGGTTTAATTATGGCCTGGATTGAAGCTAAATTAAACGAGGTTACCAGGTACACAAGGGCCGGCAAAAACGGAAAATTTATATGCTGTCCAGCATGTGAGTTTACGTTTAAGGTTTTCCATTTTGCCTGGTATTCAGTCAGGTGCCAAAAATGCAAAATGGTAACTCAAAAATACAATTTTAAAATTGCGGAGGTGTAATTATGTTCAGGTTTGAAAAAACGGCCTTCGGCTGGAAAGCATACAAAAAACACGGCGGCGCTTATATTTATTTCGGACACTTTTATACAAAAAATGACGCAAAAGCGGCGGCCGTTAACCAATTATTTGAGGGCTAGAAAATGGGAAAACTTAAAAATTCACTGATTGACGTGCGCTCGCCTTACTGGCCGCACCATCTCGAGGTGTACGAGTACGATTACGATTTAGGGCAATTGCTTTGCTTTCTCGAATATAGCGCGCCCGATAAGGGTGTAGGTTATAACGGCAGCGCTTGGCTAGTTCACGCTTATGCCGGCGGCGTCGACGTCATCACACTATTAAAAGACACCGTAATTAAGGAAATCGAGGGCGCCGCATGTTCGCAATTATCGCAAAACTAGCGGCCGTTTTAATTATCTTAATGCGCCGCTTATAATCCGCTCACTGAATACGCTTTCGACCCGCTGATTTAGCGGGTCTTTTTTTATCCGCTTATTTAACACTAACTAATTTCGGTTGCGGCGTCTCTTCTGCTAACCGGCGCAATTCAGGTTTAGATTTTCCGGCCAATTCGGGCGCCGCGTAGATTTGTTTTTTGGTTGCGAATTCGCGCGAATGTATACGGCCGCAATCTATCCATCCGGCCTCACGTAGTGCATGCAACAGCGCGGCCGGTGGCACCCGCACGCCGGACGGCGCACCGCCGGCCAAGCGGTCGCACAATGGGAAAAACGGGGACGCTATCACGCCCGAAGCAAACTCTCCCAAGCGATTAGATATTAAGTCGATCAGGTACGACTCTGCCATGCTGCGGCCCTGGTCGATCATTATCGCTTTCGCTTCCGTCATTACGGGCGTGGCGGCCGGATTGAACGCACTGACATTCAGTTTGGCCAAGTAATCAGCGACAGCAGCAAACCCGCCGCCGGTTTGATACCACTGCCACAAGGCTAGCGCATCAGGCTCCGGTAATCGACCGGCATCAGACCAAACACAGAACCACCGGCGATCGTCCGACGGTATGCTGATAGCTGCGCGTTCGTTTGAGAATGCGACTACAAAGACTCGGTTTAGCGCTTGGTAAGGGTGTAGGCCCTTGCGATTAATCGACAGGTATTCAGGAGGCGCCGCGATAATAGGCTTCAGGGCGTTTTCTAATGCGCGCCGGTCTTTTGCTTCACTCTGGCGCAGTTCGGCTATTTCCATCACTTCACACTCAAGCGCATAACCCCATTGCGAATTCAGGTCTTCATTACGAACTAGGCTACAGTTCAGTTTTGATTCACCGCCAATGGCCCAAAAAAACGGCGCCAACATAGTATCTTTGCCCGACCCAGGGTGGCCGCCGACTAAAATTGCGTGGTTTATTTTCCGGTTTGGGTTTTGCACTTTGTAGGCTAACGCACTCAGGAAATGCTCGCGCTCGAAATCGATCGGGATCATCCGCTCGACATGCTTGAGCCATAGGCTGACATCGCCAGCGCGGCCGGCTGGCCTTGCGTTTACCCATCGGTTGCCGTGCGTACCGGTTACGACCACCGGCTCACCGGCGGCGTAGGTTATGCCCTGAAGGGCAAGTGCGCCCTTGCTAGCTCGGTTTTCATCAAAGCAGGTTGACGCTTCGATCTTGCCGTTGTTGTGGATTGAGTTGCAGCCGATGTGCCGGTATAGGGCGTTGAAGGTGCTGCGCCCTAGTTCGCGGCGGGTATTCAGGTCAAAATAGGCGTCATCCTCTTGGATGTACGCATAGCGCTCATACCATTCGGCCTTCTCTTCTCTGGCGCTCTGTTTACGATCTGACTCAGCGATGATTATCTCGGCCGCATCGGGGAAGTCGTCGGTAGGCTCAAGTTTAGCTAATGCGGCGTCCATCGCCTTAACCAGTAGTTCTTCGCGCAGTCCAGGTGTGTGAGCTGGGCCTCCGTTTGCAGCTACCCAATCCAAAAACGCGGCCGACCCAAAACCCAAGCAGTGGCCGTGATAGCAGCAGAACGCACGGTTAGCCGGCATATAGCGCGCTTCAGGGTTGCCGTCGGAATGCTCACTAGCATTCGGGCAATGGACACCCATCCAGCCCTCGGAATTAGTCTTTGAGTAGACCATATTCTGCGCGGATAACCACGCCATGACGTCGTCGTTTCCGTCGTCGGGCAATCGTATAGCTTCAGGGCCGTCGGTAGTTGCCTCGCCTGGCACAACGTCACAGGCGGCGCATATATCTTCCAAGGTATATTCGCGCTCAGGGTGGAATTCAACTAAGCGCGAGACAAAATTACCGCGCTTAAAGTTCACCGCGCCAGGTAATCGGAAATTGCGCACGGGGTTATTAGCGCCTGGGTCGGTATAACCGGCCGCAGCTAACGCGTTAACGGCTGCACAGAACTCGGCCTTTGGCGGCTGCTCAGAGAACGCGTAACCCCATTGGTAATTGCCCTCAGACGTCTCAATAATCCACGTAGGCGCCAGCGGTGGGGTTTTGGATTTGGTGCCGATGTCGTCTAACATCATCGCCAGCACGTACTCGACATTGTGTTTAGACGCCGACGGTTTATTCTTGTCTAGCCGGTCGATAATGAACGATCCGGTATTGCCGAACCACGCTTGACCCTCTTTAACTAGGCTTGGGTTTGGTAAAAACGACGGCCAAGTAGCTTTGATTGCGCCGTCAGCGTGAAGCTGTAGTTGCCCGTCGGTTAGTATTGGTTTTTGTCGTACAAACAGCGCCGTTTCACCCTCTGGCGCTAAACTCATGAGATAATCTAAGAAGTACATGTATCAACCCTCCGCTGTGTTGAGACCGCCCTGCAAGGCGGTCTTTTTTTATTAGCCTTTGCCGTATCGGCCCATGATTTCCGTTTCCGCGTTCAATGGTAGGCCGATCGCCCATTCAGGCGGGGTACACATAACTTCACGGAGTTTTGTAGCAGATAGTTCAGGTGTAGCGGATTCAAGAACGATTTCATCATGCACATGCAGCACGACATCGTCCAATTGGCGTAAAGAGTGCCGCAGCAAATCGTTTGCAATCGCTTGCGTTATATTCTCACAGGCCAGACCCTTCCACAAGCGCGCACGCGGCCATTCTTTAGCATCAGCCGCCGGTTTCCATGCAGCCTTAACATAACTGACGCCATCGGCCTCAAGTTTTGCGAACGGATAGCACAGAATGCGACCAGACGGTAGTGCATACCATAGGTGGCGCTTATCAAACAGGTACGTCACCCGACCGGCTTTGAATTCTCGGCCTGGGTTTCGCATAGCGCGCATGTAGGCCGACTCCAGTTGCGCCCAGTACCCTACTGCCCATTGGTTAGCACGACGCCATGCGTCAACGATACGCTTCGCATCGGTCTCAGGTACGTGTAGACCATAAGCGCGGCCCATTGATGCAAAGGCGCCGATGCCGCCGGCAAAGCCAAGGGATAGAATTGCGACCTTGCCGATCTGACGCTGGTCTTTGGTTATCTGGTCTTCAGGTACTCGGTAGATGCCGGCGGCTTCGCGAACGTAAATGTCACGGCCATCACGGAAAACATTTAACACATCTTCAGCGCGAGGATCGTTTGACGCCCACGCAGTTACACGGGCTTCAACGGCCGACCAATCAGATACAACGAACGCTTTACCGGCTTCAGGTATTAATGAGGGCCGGAGCATTCCCTTGAGAACATCAGTAATCCGTTTTCCAAATCTTGGCACGATTGACTGTCCACGTACCATAGCGTGGCGGACTCCATCGGGATCATTGGCGCACTTTCGGGTGAAGTTGTGAACCTGCGCCCCATACGACGAAGCTCTTCCCGTAGCGCTTCCTCCAGCGAAGACGAAGGCCCCACGGACACGGTGATCTTCTTCGTCAGCAAGGCCAGAAAGGCGGCTGAACTTCGCAACTGACGACGCCCAAAGATCGTCTGCGCACTGGATGACTTCAGCGACAGCGGCCGGAATTTCTTTTTCATCTTTATCTTCCTTTGCCAAGGCAAGCAGATTGGCGCGAACTGATTTATCAATACTGTACTTCAGTTCGTCATCCTTATAGGTCTCCATCAGCTTCAGCGCTTGTGGCCCAATTCTGGCCATTACCCACTGCTTCATTTTTGGACTGCGCACCGATGTAATCTCTTTTTCGGTGATCTCTTCAACGATACCTTCAATCTCTTCGAGTTCAACTGAGGCGTATTTAATCGCCGCTTGTGCTAACGGTAGATCGAGCTTAACGCCGCGATCGTTGATCCGCTCATTAACGTGATAGTCGGCCAGCTCTTCATCAGACAGCGGACGCATAGCTTGTGAGACGGCACGCATAGCGCGCACGTCTTGTTCGCAGTACGCGATCATCTCGGCCATTAAGTCGGGCGAATTGTTAAACGATCCATCAGGGCGAGGGATGGAAAGTGCGCGGATAAGCTGGCTTCCTCGATGGTCTTTGCGCATGTTGCTGCTAAGTGCGCGTCCGACGTCTTCGAGGCTTCCAGGTAAGCAGTTAGCACGCGCTTGCGTAGCGGTGCAGTAGAACTGTTCGAGTTCAAAGTTAATTTGCAGTACGTACCAGAAAACAAGGCGCTCAAAAGCGGCGTTGTGCGCGTATATGCGCCCTGTGTGTTTTCGTACTGAATCAGGGAACGGTTGATCGGGTGTCCAGGTGAGAACGTCACCATCATCAAAGGCGTATGACATACAAAGTACATCTGTACTGGCGTCTTGTGCATAGTTATAAACTCCACGGGAGGGTAGATCGCAACGCGACCGCGTTTCAAAATCGCAATATAAAATGTTCATTTTTGGCCCCATCTGCTTAATCGACCTTTTATTTGTCCGGCCAAACGTTCAGGGGTCATCCAAGTCCCATGTTTAATAGCGTCGGCTATGTTTTCGCTTCGAGTACCCCAACGCAGATTTACCAACCTATTATCCGAAGGATCACCATTTGCATGCAAACACTCATGACAAACGGGTGGAGGCCCTACAAACGCCAACAGAACTAATCTATGTACACACTGGCTATTACGCCTACCTAAAGACACGCTAAGATGCCCTGCCGTCATACGACCTGGGCGAAGTATTTGACCTTCTTTACGCCGCCGATAAGACTTTATACGCCCCTGATCGCTAACCTCATATTGACCTTCGTATCCTGGTATAGGTTTCCATATCTCGATCATAGTAATACCAATAAAAAAGCCCTGTTCTGCATTCTCGTCTTACGACGTTGGCGGACTCGGCAGACACCGAGCAGAATGCAGAACAGGGCTTATCTGTAAGCGTGCCGCCAAGCACTAGTAAATATTAGCATAATTTTAGGTGGGGTACTCGCTGCGTCTGTTTGCAACCGGCTTTTGCCCGATCACGCCACGCAATATGCGAAGCCAGCATCCGCTTTCCCCCGTATTACTTAGGCCGAACGACGACGACGTGCTGGCGCTGCTTCCTCGCCAGACTCTTGATCACCGGCTGCGCCTTCCATCGAAATCCAATCCACAACGTCAAATTCAGGCGTAAAGATTTTGCCGTATGACTTGTGGTTGTAGAACGACTTCTTTAATTGAACTACAGGCACTGGTTTCGTTTGGTCAGCATCGACTTGTGTAGTGATACGCGCGCCTAATGCAGCAACACCACGTAGACCACCTTGGCTAGTCGTTGTGTAACGCGCTTCCAAACCTTTGTCTTTACCTGATACACAACGCAGGGCAAAGCCGAGTTGCTTTTCCCAACCCTTTTTGCAGCCGGTTGGTGCTGGCTCCAATTCAGGCAGCGGTTGTGTAACAGGCACTAGCTTTTCACCCAACACTTCACGCTCGCCCCACGCAATGAAGCCGTGAACAAATGAGAATGGATTAATAGCCCATGTTGACCCAACTTCAATTTCAGTTTGATCTGCGCCGAATACCCAGTTACCACCTTTATCCATTTTGAGAATGGCGAAAGATGTAGGGCCGACATCAGTTTCAAGCGTGCGTAATGCTGTGGTCAATGACGCTACGTTTGGAAGATTTGCTACAGCGAATGTACTCATTTTAGTTTCCTTTAATGGACTAGATTTTAGAAAGGGCCGCAGATAACTGCTTCCCGATTTGCAACACCGCTGGCCTCGAATCAGAATCCGGCGCCAACGTACTACCCGACGAAATCGATACAACTAATTCCGACGGTAATTCTTTTTTGTACTTTTTCAGTACCTTTTCCATTTGCGCTGGTGAGCGCAACTTATTTTCATACGCTTCTTTTGCCAAACCATTAGCGTCAACCCAAGCATCAACAGCATCTTCACTTGTCCATTGACGCGTACCGCGTTTTGGTACTAATTTAAAGCCTGGCACCGTTTGACCATTCTCTAACATTTGTGTGGCCAATGCACGTAAATCTTTAATATAACTTTCAATCGTATCGGCTTGCTCTAACTGCATAGCAATTTGATCGATCGGTAGCGCTTGCAATTTAGTTTGCAATACGCGCTCGACTTGGCCGGTCATCTTAGGGCAGATTGGTTTAGCTGCGCACCACCGGCAATGGTCGCCTGTTTCCATTGACGCTGCTTCGGTGTGGCTCTCATGTACTGCACGACGCAACTCTTGCTCAAACAATGCTACACGTTGTGGTGTAGTTACCCAACGGCGAATTTCTGGCGGCTGCACAATAATACATTCGATTTCATCAGCACCTTCAAAAATCCATTTGGATTCTTCGGTTCGCATTGCGGCTGCTGCGTAGAATAACAATTGATAGTTTTCTTCAGCGCTAACTAATACGCCGTCGCCAAACTTCCAATCTAAAACAATAGCTCGCTTCCCGATGCGCCCAAGTAGATCAGTGCTGCCAAACACGCCAGGTAGAAAATCACCGAATCCCACTCGCGTTTCAATCTTAAATGCCATGACGTTTGTAGGATCGATTTCTTCAAGTGCTGCCAGTGCGACAGTAATCTTTTCATCAATTAACTCCTCAGTTAACACTTGGTCATTGTATTTAGTACCAAGGTATTTTTCAGGCGCTTCATTAAATTCAAGTACATCAGCAATCACGTTATGCAGTAGCGTGCCGCGATCTGCATGTTCGTTTGGGATGTCTTTTGATGGTATCTGTTGAACCAGCTTAACCGATGCTGGGCAAGCTATGACGCGCTTGGCGGTTGATCCACCGACGATATTGGAATGTTGCACTTTACTCTCCTGTACTGTTTGAACCCACAGAATAAAACATTAAAGAATCCCTTGTCAACACTTTTATTGTGCGATATATTCTGCCCATGAAAGAAGCCGAGATCGAAAACTACTTCGTCTGGTCTGTTGAATTTATGGGCGGTAAAGCCTATAAATTTAAGACGCCAAACAATCGCGGCGTATCAGATCGTATTGTTGCACTGCCCAATGGCTCGACTTGGTTTGTAGAATTGAAACGACCCAAGGGCGGCAAATTATCGCCGCTTCAGGTGATATTTCGCGATGAAGTAGTAGATTTGCATCAGCGCTACGCGTTACTAAACACGAAAGAAAAAATAGATGAGTGGGCTAAAACTCAGACCGTACCAAGACGAAGCTGCTGATTTTCTTTATACGAATGACAGAGCAATGATATTAGCGCCCGTTGGCGCCGGTAAGACTGCGATCACGTTAACAGCAATGTTAGCAATGATTAAAGACAAACACGCGAAACGATTTTTGGTTGTAGCACCCAAGCGCGTTTGTACTGATGTGTGGCCTATCGAATTACCGAAGTGGGCGCCAACTTTAAAAATGAATTTAGCTGTCGGTTCACCCTTAGATCGACTGCGCGCAATTGATAAGGCGTCGGACATTGTTGTAATCAATTACGACAACTTGCAATGGTTAGCGGATTACGGTGTGGCTGGGTTTGATGCGGTGGTGTTTGATGAGCTGACACGATTAAAGAATCCATCCGGCGCCAGATTTAAAGCGCTGC